TGACCTGCAATATTTACTTTGTCGCTATGATTTCCATCATGTACAGATGCACCTGTACCATCATTTACAAAATGATTACTTTTAAGGCACATTAATTTTTTTGTTTGATCTAAAAAATCACCAGTATTTTGATTACTGTTATTACTTAAAACAGCATCAACACATTGTTCTACGTTGTAATCATCATGTTTATCTGCTATTGATTGTTCAAGCTCAGTGTTTACTTCTTTTAATTCTTCTGGTTTTTGTTTTTTTACATAATCCTGTGCTAATTTGTGTCCACCAGGTAATTCCATTAATTGGTCTACAACACCTTCCATAACTTCTTTGTTGTATGCCTGTACATCTTCTAAATATTTTGCACTTAATGGGCCTTTGTTTATATCTGTATTACGACCATTTAATTCTGCATTACGTTTAATTTCTGCAAGTCCTCTATAATAATGAACATTGTAATCCCCTTCTTCATCATCCCAACTTTCAAAACTATTAATAGCTCCTTTTTTAGACATTTCAATATTTGCTTTTGTATCTTCTTCTAGCTGTAAACGTCTTTGTTTTAAAGAATGTTTTACCGCTGTATTTTTTGACAATCGTTTTGATGCTGAATATTTGTCATTAAATATTTGTTTTTGATCACTATTAGTTAAAGTTTCTAAATATTTATTACCTATTTCGTCTAAATCTTTTATTAATTTGTCATACGCAGTTATGGCTAAACCAGTGTCTTGGTCAACATCTACTGTTGCTACTGCTTGACCACGTTGTAATTGTAGATATTCATTTACTTTTGCATCCGCTTCTTCTTGATATCCATTAAATGCATCATTAGAAACTACGTCATCTTGCTCTTCTTTGTTTTTTATTGCTACTTGTGCAAGTAGTTTTTGTGCATTACCTACTCGTTGTATATCTTCAGCAACACCTGTATCCCTTACAGGTTCAATATTTGTAGCAGAAAATAATGGTGCTTGACCGACATCTAATTCTACTGTAGGTGTTTGTTGTAAAGGTACTGTTGCCATAATTAATTTTTATTTAAAAAAACCGTAACCTTCGTTTTTTGCAAAGTCAGCAGCACC